ATGGGCGAGAACGACAAGGCCGACGACCGCAAAGTGGCGGCACCAATGGAAAGCACCACGCGGCTGCCAGAGAAGGGCGAGATCAGCATCCATTCCGCGCAGCCCATGGCGTCGGCGCCGACGACTCCACCACCGGCCCGGCCAAAGCTCAAGTGAGCGTCGGGTGGCGCAGATAGATGGCGGCGATTTCGGCGGCCGGGATACAGGCGATCAGCCGCCCCCAGCGATCGTCGGCGGGGTCGGGTGTTTCCACCCAATCGGCGTCTTCCGGACCACGCTCATGGGTGACGAAGAGCGCGACGGAGCCGTCCGATCCGTAAATGCAAGGGCCGAGCGGTTCTTTCTCGAAATCGGCGAGCCGCTCGCACATCAGCAGCCTGCCGTCGCGCCTGCGGACGATCAGCTGCGAGGGCCTGAGCGAGGCGTCGGTCGAAATGCGCTCCCAGGCGGTCTGGGTGCGATCAGAGTTCGAAATGTTGGCCCAACGCAAAGCCTGGCGCGTCAGGCGTTCGCCGGAGCTTCTCCAGAGTGACGCTGCCAAGAGCGCGCACATGACCGCCGCCGGGAAACCCAAGCCAGCAGCGGTCAGGTTGCCGAGAACCAACCCGCCTTTGGCCACCAGCGAGAATGCAAGCGACATGAACACGACATCGACCGCCGAATGGCTGGCATCCTTGCCGGTATATGCGATCCGGTAGCCAAGGTAGCCGCAGACCAGAACGACTAGAGTTTCGAGCGGCAGGTTCAGCAGAATTTGCGCGTCTGTCATGTCCATATCCTCTTCGTCGATAATCAGCAGCTTGTCCTGATCTGTTTGGTCGGGGAAGGGCTTGAAACGAACTTCGCCACACCCTTAAACCCGCCCTTCAACGGCCCCTTCTTCGACCAACCGATACCCCGTGTCCCGGATCGTGATGATCCTGAAGGGCGACCCGGCGAGCCGCTGGCGAATCTTGCAGATGAACACGTTGATGATCTTGATCTGCGGCGGGTCGTCGATCCGATTATGGTAAAGCCGGTTGTGGATTGTCTCGGCCGACAGGACCGCCCCGTTGGCGCGCTTCAGGATCAGAAACAGCTGCGCCTGACCGGGGGTCAGATGCCACCGGTGCATGACCTCGGCCCGCTCGCCGACATCTTTTCCCGTGACATACTCGAGGGTCTCGGCAAGCTTCTCGACCTGGTCTTCGACAGCGGGCTCACCCGGCGCCGTCCAGAACATGCCCTCGGTTTCCTCGATCGCGAACAGCAGCACCGAAATGATTGCCTTGGCCGAACGCGCGGGCCAGCCGCGAACCCGTTCCATCTGCTCCAGCGGCGTGTCGAGAATGATGGCATCGCGCAGCACGCGAAACAGCGTCGGCGCCAGGTTAAACCGATTGGGATTGAGCTTGAACTTGTGCGCGGTCAGCACCTGCTGCTCGGTCAGCAGCTCCAGGCCGCGCATCCGCATGATGGTCTTCATCGTGGCCTCACTCGTCAGATGCCGCGTCGGGGTTCGGGCCCTCGCCGCAGCGGTAAAGCGTCCAGCGCGCGCGATACACGGCGGCCGCGCGGGCCTTGGCGCAGTGGTCATGTTCCCACCACGCCAGCAGCTTGTTGATGATCCGCTCGCGACGGCGCCAGGCCGCCACCTTGGGCGAGGCGTCGGCCTCGGCCTCGGTCATCCACGAGGGCCGCGCCCAGGTGCCCGCCTCGGCTGAAGTGGTTAAATGGGTCGAACCGCCGAAGGCGAGCGCGTTGGCCGTCTGCGAAACAAGCGACGCCAGCTTGAAGCCGACCTCGTAGCCGACGTGGCGGAGCTGGCGCAGGGGCGAGCGACGGGTCATACGACCACCTGCATCGCGGCGCGAAACAGATCATCCATCTCGGCGTCCGAGTAGCCCAGCAGGTAGGCGAGCAGCTGCATGTTCTCGCTGACGCGCCGCCAGTCGGCGGCATCGTCGATGATCACCCTGATCGACCAGGGCGTGGCGGGATCGTCGCGATAGGCCTCGACCGCCGCCCATGCCGCTTGCCCGAGCGTGAGCTTCCCCTGCAAGGGCGAGCAGACCATGCCCGCGCGCTCGGCTGCGAGGACTTCCGCATCGGTCGGAGCCGGAGGCACCGGCGCTTCCGCCAGCGTGTAGCCATCGTCGTTCGACCAGCCGTCCTGTGCGGGCGATACCCGGTCGCCGTTTGGAAGCGTGAACCAGCCGCCATTGCGGACGGTCTGGATCAAAGTGCCGTTTTGTTTCAGTTCCAGCATTCATCCCTCCAGGGTGACATAGGCGGCGGTGATCATGTTCGAGGAGCCGAGGTCGAGCATGTCGACCGCCTGGTTCAAAGGCGTGCCGCCGCGGTTGACGATGGTGTAGCCCACGCGCAGCGCCTCGATGGCAACCTCGGCGCCAAAGGCGGGGGTTGTATAGGGTGTCTCGAAGGGCGTGGTCGAGTGTGTGGTGGTCGAGATGCAGCCCCAGAGGATCAGCGGCGGCGTGCCCGCGCCCGAGTTGAGCGTGACGGTGCTGGGGTTGTTGCTCGAGCCGGTGCTGACGCCGGGCACATAGATCGCGCTGCGGATCGGCACGTTGCCGCGGAAGACCAGCAGGATCTTGCGGCTGTTGACGACACCGGTGCCCGAATCGACGGTGCCCACGCTCCCCGTCAGAGTCGTGCCGCCCTCGGCGGCGCTCGCGATGACGCGCATCGCCACGCCATGATGACGGCCCCAGTTGCCGCTGGTGGCGATCGCATAAAGCGAGGTGAAACCCGCAGGCACGACGCGCGGCGAGTTGCCGCCTGCTGGGGCGTCGAAGAGGAGCGCCACATCGCCCGCCCGCACCCCCGCAGGCATGGTGATGGTCTCTGCGAGCGATGTGGCCGAGGCAAACAGTTCGACCGTCCTAAGGATATCGTAGGGCGGCATCATTGGCGGCATCAAAGGAAACGCGCTCATTGGAATGCCTCCACGGAAATCCTATAGTATGTCCCGATTTTGAGGATATGCGCGGCAAATACATGCCCTTCGGTGGTCGTGAAGGCATCCCCCTTTATGACAGTCCATGTCGCCGGTAGGGTAATCGCACCAGCCGTGGCGCCATTCACAATCAGCACTGTCAGCGCGTAGTCTGCCGATGACGTTGCACGAACGAGCGAAAACGCCCCATCATTTGTGATTTTCTTGACGTTGCCCCCGGCCACTGTCGGGGCGTATGTTCCGCTTGATTTGGAGCCGTCGTCCACCGCAGTCACGGTATAGCCACCGGCCAGTGCGGCCCCCGAGAGGGCATCAGCCGTGAGAGTGCCCGAAACCGTCATCCCATCACTGGTGGTCCAGGCCTTGGTCGAATTGTTATATTTGAGGTAGATACCGCCGTCGGCAAAGCCCTCGATCAGCGTTTCGGTGCCTGCCGCGTTCTTTACCCGCCAAGTTCCGGTGAAGAGCGTGATTCCGGTGTCGCTAAAGGTTGCCAGCGCCACCCCGGCCGAATTGCGCAGGGTGATGCCGCCAGCGCTTAAAGCCTGCAAAACGTCGCTGCGCAGCTCCCAGCGATCATTCACGGTGTCGAACTTTGCCAGCGTCAGCCAGGCGGTATTGGCGCCGTTGCGCATTTTCAGGAGGTTGTTCGCAGTGTCTGCCCAAAGCTGGTAGGCATAGGTGGTGCCCGGCGCCGCCGCCCCGGCAGAGGCCGAGGCCAGCGCCTGAAATGCCGCGTTGAGATCGGCGAGCGTCGCCGGGAAGGTCTGGTCCGCAATCACGAAGTCGTTCTGGCTCATGCCGATACTCCATAGCCGCGGGCGACATAGTCGAAGCTGCGCGCCACGCCCGCGCCGCCCGCATTTCTGAACTGGATGGTGAAACCGGCCGCGCTTTTGCCGGTAATCTCGTAATAATCGCCGCTCGAGAGGCCCTGCGCCGAGACGCCGAGCCCCGCGAGGCCGCGGAATGCAGGCGTGAAGGCCACCGTCATGCCCCCGGTGCCTGCCTCGAGATCGGCTTCGGCGATGGTCCGGTCAGGCATGTCGACCTCGACCGACAGCGCCGTAACGAAAGGCGTGACATTGGCGGTGGTGGTGCTGAGGATCGCGCGGAACCGGAAACCCCGCGCCGTGAAATCGCCGACGCTGAGCGCGCGCCAGGCGCTCCAGGCCGCCATGTCATCCGAGGTCGCAACCTCGACCACGACGTCGATGTCGGCGGCATTGGCGTCGCCGGTGAAGAGGCCCTGGCGCGCCGAGAAGAACCCGGGCGCCGCCGCGAAGAGGCCCGCAGTGTCGTCCTGCCGCGCCACCGCCACCCGCGCCGTCAGCCGCGAGGTGTAGCGCGCGCCGAGATCGATCGCGTCGCGGAATTCGTAGATGCCGGACCCCGGTTCGGAATAGTCGGTCAGCACCAGCCCGAGCCCGCTCTTGACGGTCGGCTTCACGGTGCCCCCTGCGGCGCTGAAGAGACCAGAGGCGGCAGCAAAGAGGCCCGACACTTCGCTGAACCAGACCTCGGCGCCGCTGAAGTCGGGTTCCTCGGTCACCGTCTCGACCGCGTTCAGCCCCTCGACGCTCGCGATCGTGGTGACGATCGCGGTGGGGTTCAGGCTTTCGTTGCCGAGCTTGTCGACCGCCCGGATGAGGTACGTGCCGGTGCGCGCCGCGACGGTCGCACTGGTGCCCGGTCGCGGCACTTTCGGCACGAGCGTGACCGCGTTCGAATAGCTGGCGCCCGCGACGCTGGGCGACCAGCGGATGACGTAGTGCGACAGATCCTCGTCGGGCACCGGATCCCAACGCAGATGCGCAACGGCGCCGGTAATGGCGATGTCGAAACCGGTGACATCGGCAGGCGGCAGGCCGGGCAGCGCCACCGGGTATGCCAGAAGCTCGAGCCAGTCAGAATTGGTGCCAAGCACGCTGACCGCGCGCACCCGCACATCGTAGTCTGCCGCATCAATGCCCGCGACCTCGAACCGCCCGGCGCCGCTCGCCCCGACATCGCGCCAGATGGCATCGCCGGTGGGGCGGTACTGCACTTCGGCGCTATCGATGAACCCGCCCTCCCAGGCGACGTCGATGATCAGCACGCCCAGCGGCTGCTGGTTGCGGATCCTGACCTCGGTCGACAGCGTGACCCCCGGCAGGATCGGCGCGGGCGGCGGCGTGAGGCCGGTTGCAACCGGCTCCCACGGCAACTCGTCGGCGGGCGTCCAGTCGTAATCGGCCGGGTCGCGCTCACGCAAGCTGACTTGCTGCAGCGCGGTGCCAAGGTCATCGACGCATTCGGCCACCTCGAACACCTTGGCCTCGTAGCCGTTCGCCGCGCTGGTCCAGACCACCGCATCGAGCGGCTCGAGGATTGCGGCGTCGGGCGGCAGGGTCAGGCCGTGACGCCGGAACCGGCGCTCCTCCTCGATGTAGGCGCGCATCAGCCGCTGCACCTGTCCCGAGTATGGCACCGCAGGCAGGCTCAGGTCAGCCACCAGGCGGCGGCCCTGGTCGAGTGCCTCGTAATCGGCGTTGAAGCGCGGCGGCGCGTCTTTGCTTTCCCAAAGGCTCGAGGGCTCCGGGTAGCTCGCCTGGATGCCGTTCCAGGTGCGATCGAGGCCGGGGAACGGCTCAAACCCTTGTGCGGCGGTCACGATCACGTCGTCGTCCGAGAATACATAGACCGGCAGGCCGGGCCCGCCGACGCGGATTTTCCAGATGCCGCCGACCTCGGCCATCTGCCCTGAACAGCCCTTCAACAGCTCTTCAATGACGCTTGCAGGCTCTTCATCGACCGTCACTTCAAAGCCCGCGCGGTACTGCGGCTCGCTGCCGCCCTCGGCAAGCGCCACCGGCAGGTCGCAGTCGTTCATCGCGGCAAACCAGACATCGAGCGGCAGATCGTCGCCCGTGCTCTCGCCACCCCAGATCGAGCCGTCGGGCAGGGCAATGCCGCGCAGGATGTTGTAGATCTGCACGACCGGGTTGGCGCTCGGTGCCCAGCTGGCGGGGTCGGACCAGCGCTGCGCGCCGCTGCCGCCGACCGTGTCATCAGCGCGCGGGTCATAAAGCGGTATCCCGGCCAGCACGAAGCGCACCCGCGGCAGCGCGTTGAAAAGCTCGCGGTTGTAGCGAAAGGTCAGGACCGCATAGCAAAGCCCGGTGCCGACCATGTCGGCCTGCCACGGCCGATCGGCGGCATCGCCATATTTGGCCAGCAGCATCGGGTCGGCGGCGGTCTGGGTGCCATCGTAGAAGGTGACCCAGGCGTAGCCCTGGTATTTGCCGAGCACCGGGCGGCCGTAGGTGATCTCGCCGATGCGCGGAAAGAGGCCCAGCGGATCCGGCCAGTCCGGCCAGACGGGCCAGCCCGGCAGCCCGGAGAAGAGCGTGGTTCCACCCTCGCTGACCACATCGGGGCCGATCTCGACAAAGGCGTCGTCGATGATCAGGCCCGTCAGCGCCTGCCCCGGCACGTCGCCCAGATCGATGACATAGGTGAGATAGGCGTTCGGGGTCTTGCCGCTCGTGCCGTGGCTCATCGCCGGGGCCAGCGCAAAACCCGCTGTCGCATATTGCCCGAGAATGAAGCTCTGCGGGTTGGTGCCGCCGGTGGCGGTGGTCGAGGTCTTGATACCCGGCGAACGCGGTTTTGGCGCCAGTGCTTGGGCCAGTGCCGACAGTGCGACCGAGACCAGCAACCGCACAATGAAGGCGCCGGTGGTGCCAATTGTCGCGGCAAGTGCCGCGCCGAAGGTGACACCATTTGCGATCAGGGCGGCGAATACGGCCATGCGTCACCCCACCCTGAACGCGCGAGATGCGAGCGATCGCGGCACGAGCCGCAGCCCCGTTGGCCCCAGCACGTAGATCATCTCGCCCTGCACCAGACCGAGTGCGGGGCCGTCTTGGGTTGCCACCACCGCGCCGTCGCCGGTGCGGGCATAGGCGGCAGGCACCTCGGGCAGACGTGCCGCGGCAAGGGCGACGTGATCGGCAAACCCCGCCCGGCGCAGCAGCCTGAGCCCGGCTTCGGTGCTCGGGTAGCGCCCGCGCCAGGCGGCCGCCGGATCAGTGCCGGTCATCGCCTCGACCGCGCCTGCGAAGAAGAGCGCGCAATCATGCTCGCCCTCGGCAAAGGGGCGGCGCGCTGCCTCGGCCAGCCAGGCGGTGAGGCGCGGTTTCCAATCGGGCAGGCGGGTGAGGGGCGCATGGGTCATGACGATTTCGCCTTCGTCTCGCCCCAATAGACGTCGACCGATCCGGAAATGTCGGTATAGCGCCGGATCCGGTCATCGCCGCGACGGCGCTGGCTCTCGTCGCTTTTCTTCAGGGCCAGCACCTTGGTCAGCGCACGCGCCGAGCTGGCCAAGGTGACCTCGACCGCCCCCTGCCCGCCGACTTCGGGCGTGGGCAGAGAAATGGCATCGATCCAGCCCTTGAACACCCGGTGCGGCGCCTCGATCAACTCGCCCGAGGCGGGCGCGAAAAAGGCGCGGTGGATCTCGACGGGGGCAAGGCGCGCATCATAGGTGCGCAAGGCCTGCGCCACTTCGGGCGCGGTCGGCGCCAGCGTCACGCGGTGCATGCGCACCACGATGCCGGTCTGCATGGTGATCGGCTCGATCCCCAGCACCCCACCTGCGCCGTAGTAAAGCCGGGTCGCACCGTCGATCGTGAAGCTGCGGTGATCGTCGCCGGTCCAAAGACCCAGAGCCTCTTCGGCGCCGGTCGCGCGGTTGCGCGCCCTGACCCAGATCAAGAGGCGCGACATGACGCCTTCGCGCGAGGCGAGATAAAGGCTGGTAGTGGTTCCGAACGTGCGCATCGCTACCTCAACGTCTGGAGGAAGCGGAAGCTGATGCCCTCGGTCAGCCAGCGCGACACCGCGCCCGCGTCGATCGAGCCGGGTTCCAGCACCGCCTTGATCGCGGGCTTGATCAGATCAACGGCGGCGCCGGTACTGGCACCGGGGCGCAGGGGCGGTGTCACCTCGATCGTGCCGGTGATGCCGCCAGCGTCTGCCACTCCGCCGGTCACCACGCGGTGCAGCGCCTGGCGCACCGGCCCGGTGCCATAGGCAAAGCCGAGGTAATCGCCACTGGAGATCACATAGCCCTCGGGCAGACCGGCGAGTTTGATCTCGCGCGAACCTGCCAGCAGTTCATGGATCGTCGGAGTGGCCGCGCCCAGCAGCGCCCCGGTCGGATCCACTAGCGGCGCCGGGCGCGTCACGTCATAGGCCAAGAACGAGGCCCCTGCGCCGCGCAGTACCGACAGGAGCGCCTGTACCGGCGCGGCCTCAGCGCGCAGTAGACGCCCGAGCGTGACCTCGCCCGACCAGAGCCGCGGCCCGAGATCGGCCGCGAGCACCTCGCCGCCGCCGGTACGCGCGATCTGCACCTGTTCGGGGCAATCGAAGGTGATCCGCTGCACCGGCAGCAAGTCGAAGAAGGTCTCGCGGGCCAGCGGAAAGGCGAGCGCCATCAGCCGACCCTCCGCAGATCGCCGGAGATCTGACGCACGCGCCCGGGCAACGCCTGGCGGTCGTACTCGGCAAGGCCGCGCCGGATGCCTTCGGCCACCAGAGTCTCGATTTCGGCATTGCCGCGCGCGCCGCGCAGGTCAATCGTGATGCTGGCGGGACCGGCAAGCGCCTGTTGCGAACCTGCGGACGCCCCGCCCACCGCACCGCCGCGCGCGAAACCCGGCATTGTCGCCCCGGCGTTCATCGCCTCGAGCAGATGGCGGTGGCGCCGCGTGGCGGCGGCGGTCATCACAAATTCGCCCGACGAGGCGGCGATCAGCACATCATCCGAGGTGCCCGAGCCCGGCCCGGTGATCAGCCCGCCGTCAGCCTTGCCGGGAAAGATCGCCTTGAACAGCATGGTGAAGAGGCCACCGCCTCCCGAGGTGCCAAACAGCCCGGCAAGTGGCCCCTCGCCCAGCAATGTCGCCTGCAAGGCCGCGCGTGCCAGCGCCGCGACGATATTATGCAACACGTCCTTCAGGCTCTCGCCGCGCAGGATCAGGCCTTCGAAGGCGTCGTAAAGCGTACCGGTGAAGAAATCCTGTGTCTCCTGCAGCGCCTGCATCTGTTCCTGCTCGCGCAGGCGCGTGGCGATCAGTTCCTCGACCATCTGCCGCTCGGCGTTGGTCGCGCCGACCATCGCCTCGCGGTGTTTCAGCATCTCCTTCTGCACCGGGTCCGATTCGCGCAGGATCGCGAGTTCCTGCATCTGCGCGTCGATCAGATCGGCAAGCGCGCCGCGCTGCTTCTCGGTCCCGCCAGCAGCCGAGCGCTGATTGCGTTGCCACTCGGCGAGCGCGGCATTGCTGCGTGCCAGTTCAGCCGCATCGGAAACTGCTTGCCGCCGATTCGCCTCGATCACTGCCTTGATCGTAGGATCCGCGTCCTGTGGAACTCGTGTGCGCGCATCAAATTGGGCCCCGGCAAGTTCAGCCGCCAGCCGTACGGGATCATCGCGCAATTCATAGCGCAGTTTGGCATCGCGCAATGCAGCGCCACCCTGCGAGGCCAGCGATTGTGCCGCTCCCACGGCCGCCAGCAATTCGTCGGCCAGGCGGCGCGCTTCATCAGCAGCAGTGCGGATCCCGCCAGCGATATCGAGCGCTGCCAACTCTTCTGCCGAGGCAACGCCGCGCGCAGCTTTTGCAGCGATCTCCTCAAGCAGCTCTGCCGCCTCGGCCAGCTTGGGCGGAAGCTTGGTACCTTCCGGGAAAAACTGCTGGATTTGGTTCAAGACCTCGGCGGCGCGGTCCCTGATCTCGGTCATATTGCCAGCCGTGAACAACCTGTCGAACGCCGCAGAAATTGCGACCGCCTGCTCCGGGAGCATGCCAAGCTTCGCAGCAGCATCGTCGACGGTATCCTGAAAGCCTCCCAATGCCTCCTTGGCGGTCAAAATCTGTTCGGATGTTGCGCCGCCGTAGCCTGATATCAGTCGCGCTGATTTCTGCGTTGCCGCGTCCAGCTCATGTACTGCGGTTACCGCGTCGCGCAGCTCGCCAAGGAGGGGATTTCCCTCGGTAGCCAGCGCGTCGAGCGCGCGGCCGACCGAGACCTCAGCGAGGTACCGTGACAAATTCCGCATTTCGTCGGCAAACGACCCGAACTCTTCCTTGAGTTCCTTCGTCGTCTTTTTCGCCAGATCCGTGTAGCGGTTGTAGGCATCGAGCGCTCCGGTCAGATCCTTGATCCGGTCTTCCACCGTGCGCCCGGCATCTCCGGCATCCCAAAAAGAGCTGACCAACGCGGGCAAAGCGATACCGGCGAGCAGGCCGACAGCCGTTCCCACGGTGCCAAATGCCAAGCCGATATCCGGCAACTGGATGGCGAGCGCTCGCATGAAGCCGCCACCCGCCATCGCTTGCTGCCCGACCTGCGAAAGCTGCATCGCGAGCATCTTGGCCTGATAACCACCGAGCGCGAAGCTGCGGCTCATTTCGGCGCCGAGGGCGCGGGTCTGCGCGGTCATCGGTGTCATTGCCGCCGCAGCGCGTTGCCGCGCCGCGGCCGCCTCGTTTGCCGTAATCGCGCCGAGCTTCTCGGCGTCAGCTATTTCTATCAGCTCAAGTTCATAAGCCCGAGATGCGGCAAAGAGCGGGCTATACCGGGAGCGAATTCGATCAAGCTCGTCCCCATAGACCAGCATTTCGGCGGCAGACAATTCGTTCGCCTCACGAACTCCGGTTGCCGCCTCGATCATCTGCTGCATGGCGGTCGAGGCCACCTGCAGCTCGTTCTTCAGGCCGCTGGCACCCTGTCCAAACTCAACGACTTCCGCCTTGGTCTCGGCGAGCGCCGCTTGCGTGGCGTCAAGCCCGGCGACCGCGGCTTTCGGGTCGAGCGTGATCTTGCCGGAAAGAACGAAGGCCTGGCTCATTGCTGCGCCTCGTTCATCGCGGCGATCGCGCCGTGCTCAATACTCTGCAGATCGGCCCAGAGCGCGGGGGTGACGGCGATCCCGGCAAGATCGAGCCCGGCGCGCGCGCCTGCGTAATCAAGCCCTGTTGCGGTCATGCCGTTCATATGTCCCACCACTCTCCACTGTGTCGCTACCGCTAGAAACGCCTCGAAGGCCGCGAGGTTTTCCGCCCAGATGCCGGGGCCCGCCTCGCCGGGCGCGTTCCCGTCGATTTCCAGACCCCAGCGGCGCGCATCCGCCTCCGCCTCGTCTTCACCCGCCCCGCCAAACTCGCCCCGCGCCCAGGCCCGTCCGGCGGCAGTCAGTTTCCCGCGCGCGCCTTGGTGACCGCCGCGATGTAGGCGCGCAACAAGGCGGTGCGCGCGTAGGGCAGCGCCAGCACCTGGTCACGCACCGCGTCGGAATAGGGCACCGGCGCGCCGTCATCGTCGACGATGTCCTCGAGCCCGACCACGGCGCGGATCAGAAAGGCGCTGATTGCCGCGTTCGAGGTCAGCGCGAAGACATCGTCGCCCTCGCCCGACAGCACCCGAAACCGGGCCTTCAGCACCTCTTCGCGGTGGCCGCCATCGGCGGGTACCTGCACCGGCACGGCATGGGTAAACTCGGGGTTCTGGATGATCTTGAACATGTCGGCTCCGCTATCAGGTGAGGGTGAGGGTCCACTGGTCGTTGCCGGTACCGGGCAGCGGCACCAGGCGCAGCGGCCATTCGAGGATGTTCTGAGCGTTCTCGAGCCCCTGCGGCCGCTGCATCTGCGCGGTCGGCACGCCGAGCGTCGCGATCTGCCCGGCCGCGGTGCCATGCGTCAGCACCAGCGCCACCGCATCCTGCGCCAGCGCCTTGGCGTAGGGATCGAAGGTGGTCAGCGCCACCGCCTCGACCTTGGCCTCGATCGCCTCGGCTTTCTCGGAGATCAGCACCGCCTCCGACCCGATCAGAAAGCGGTTCTCGATCTGGTTGCCGAGGTCGAACATCAGCGAGCGCAGCACGAAGCCGGTGCCGCCAAGTGTGAACACCGGGGTGTTGGCGCTGGTGGCCAACAGCGGTTTCTGGAACGCGGTCAGCGTCGGGGTCACCCGCGCGGTCTCGGCCGCCTGCGCGAACAGCCCGGTGAAGCTGAATTCGAGATAGGGGATCGCCTGGGCGCCGATACTGATCTTGGCGGTGCCGCGCGCGCCCTTCAGCACGTAGCGGGTGTCGCCGATCCAGAGGTGCAGCGTCAGCGACTCGTGTGCCTCGCTGACCGGGTTGTAGGTGACCGAGACCCCGGCACTGATCACTTCCGCCACGGCGCAGCCGCGCAGGAGTACGCCCCAGGCGGGCGCGGTACCGGCGGTCCCCGAAGGCGCCATCTCGACCTTGAAGGCAAGCTTCTGGTGCAGCTCGGCCGGAATCGTCGCCTGCGCGCCGAGATAGGCCAGTTCCAGATCGCGGCTGACATCGGTGCCTTCCATCGGCGTCAGCGTGACATCGTTTGCCAGGATCGCGTTCGCCGCCCCGGTCGGGGCGGCATCGGTGCCATAGCTGGCCTCGATCTTCGCCAGCAGGATTTTGGTGCGCCATTTAATGGCCATTTACGCCTCCTTTTTCGGGGCAGGTTTCGGGGCGGATTTCGGGGTGGCGGCGGGCGCCGCGACCGGTTTCAGCGTGCCGTCGGGCTCGCGCGTGTAGCTGCCGCCCTGGGAGGGAAGGGTCTTGGTCATGTCGCGATCCTCAGCTGGTCGGAAATGGAAAACTCGAGCTGGTAGACGATGGTGCCAGCCGCCATGCTGATCACCGCGCCGCGCCGCAGCGAAAACTCGCCCACGGCATTTTCGGGGCCCCACCCGGCGACCGCGTCGATCACCGCGCGGATCACCTGGTCGAGCGGCGCCAGCGCGCCACTTCCGGTGCGTTCATGCGAGCGGAATGTCAGGATCACCGCGATGACCTCCTCGACGCCCTGCACGAACTGGCCCGCAGCCGATTGCACCTGGCCGCCTTGCAGCCCGAGCGGCAGCACATGCGCCGCGGGTGTCACCTGCGGCAGCGCCTTGCGCGCCATCAGGTCGGCGAACTGCGCCGCACCCTCGACGCGACCGGACAGGCCCGTCACCCGGGCGTCGAGGCGGGCGATGACGTCGGCGACCAGCATCAGATGAAGCCTTTCAGGTTGGCCTCGGTCAGCGGGCGTTCGCGATCAGTGATGCGCACCCCGGTGCCGCCGCTGACGCCGGGCTCGGCCCCCGCCACCGACAGCCGCACCGCGCCGGTGGCGATATCGCGCAGCATCCTCAGCGCATCCTTGTAATCGGTCTCGATCTTCGGGTCGGCCGCGGCGATGTGCAGTTTCCAGATCGCGATCGCGCCCGCGATGTCGGCGATGAGCGCGGGCACCTCGGCCAGCGGCAGCGCGTAGCGCGCCGCCAGGTAGCCATCGATCACCGCATCGGTATCGGCCAGCGCCCGCGCCACCACGCCCGCGTCGATCTCGCCGGTCGCGACCTCGCCGCGGTCGGTCAGCGCCACCAGCATGCGCGCGCCGAAGCGGTCGGTGAGCGTGGTCTGCGAGATATACGACATGCGCCTCGGGCCTTTCGGGTTTCAGGGTCCTGGCGGCGGCATCACCGCCGCCAGGCAGGCCCCCTTGCGGGAGCATCGGGGCCGGGGAACGATCGGCCCTTGCGTCAGCCAGGGACGGAACTGACGTCGATCTTCAGCGTCGGATCGGCCTTGAGCGCGCGGATCTCCGCCTCGCTCAGATCGGCCGCGGCGATCTGCACCGGCTCGGGCCCGAACTGGCGACCGGCGCGGCGGCGGCCACGCTTCGGGCCGGTGATCGTCAGGAAGACCTCCGGCAGATCGCGCGGGTTCACCTGCGGTGCCACCGGCGCAGCACTCTCGCCAGAAAGGTCCGCCGCCTGTGCTGCAACCTCTCCGGCGCCCGCGCCGGGCTGCTCGACCGCAGCTGCGGGGATGGCGGGCGCCTGCGCGCCCTCGGTATCGGGTTTCGCCGGTGTGGTTTTCCGGGCTCGTGCCAT